ATGAAAGTGATCGAAATGCCTATTGATCAAGTTAAGCCATATGAAAACAATCCCCGAGTTAATGATGATGCGGTGCAAGAAACAGCTAATTCAATCAAAGAATTCGGGTGGCAACAACCGATCGTGGTTGACAAGGATAACGTGATCGTTGTAGGGCATACACGTTTAAAAGCTGCTAAGAAATTAAAATTGAAAAAAGTACCAGTTGTGATTGCTGATACATTATCAGAACAGCAAGTAAAAGCATATCGTTTAGCTGATAACAAAACCGGTGAATTAGCTGATTGGGATATGGAACTGTTAGATATAGAACTAGATGATATTGTTGATCTGGATATGTCTGATTTTGGATTTGATGATTTTATGGAAGATGAACAATCAACTTTTAGAAAAGTCATGTCACAAGATAATGATGCTCCCCCTTTATCTGAAAAATTCGGAGTATTTCCTGGATCTATCCTTGATACACGTCGTGGAGAGTGGCAATCACGCAAGAAACAATGGTTAGACTTAGGGATTGCTAGTGAGGTCGGACGAGAGGGAAACCTAACATTTGCTAAATCACTTGATATGGGTGGTGCAACGGGTGGAACCTCAATATTTGACCCTGTTTTGTGTGAATTGATGTACAACTGGTTTACTCCACATAAAGGTTCAAAAATTTATGACCCATTTGCTGGTGGTAGCGTTCGTGGCGTAACTGCTTCGATTTTAGGTCATGAATATACTGGAATAGAGCTTAGAAAAGAACAGGTTGAAGCAATATTGAAAATGCTAAGCAAATAGGTGTTCCTAATGATATTACATGGATCAATGATGATAGTTTGAATGTTGATGAGTATGTTCAAGATAACAGCCAAGATCTATTATTGACTTGTCCGCCGTATGCTGATCTTGAAGTATACTCTGATGATCCTCAAGATATATCGAACATGAGTGAGTCTGATTTTGATAAGACTTATGTTGAGATATTGAAGCGTGGTGCTAACAAAGTCAGGGATAACCGCTTCGCCGTAGTTGTTATTTCTGACGTCAGAAGTAAGAAAGATGGACACTACCGCGACCTGCAAGGGCTAACTAAAAAAGCATTTAAAGAGCAAGGATTTATATTTTATAACGATATTGTGTTAGTTAACATCATTGGTTCAGGTGCTATTCGTGCTCGTCGTAATATGGTAAATCGTAAAGTGGTTAGATGTCATCAAAACGTTTTAGTGTTTTATAAGGGAGATACTAAGAAAATCAAAGAGCATTTTCCAGAAATAGAAGTGGCTGATGATCCGTTAGAAGAAAGTGAGTAAAAGCTTGGATAATCTCTTGAACCCCCTATACTCTTACCTTAAGCTTACAGTGTACCAAGGAAAGGAAGGTAAGATAAAATGACAAACGAAACAAAACAATTGAGAGACCAAGCAGAAAAAGGACGTATGTTATATCGAAGTGGTAACGCAACAATGGAAGAAGCTAAAGAATTGGTTATGCCTTACATCAATCATTTCAACAACCGTTCAAAAGAACTAGCAAAGAAATTTAACCAACGTCCAAAATTAATTAGTTTCAAGAGCTTTTGCCGATAGGAGGATATCAAGATGATGACAAAAAAGGAATACAATCAAGTAATGAATTCAAATTTGGTTGCAGAACATAATGGTATGTCCGAAGAAATGCATGTAGTAGATTTTTTAAATGATTTAGGAACAGCAATTAATTTCTATGGGACTATTGATAATGGCGTAGTAATCGACAGTGGAAATTTAATTACTTCTTCGTATGAATTAAAAAAATATATCTCTGATTTTTTAGAAGATGTGGCAGAAGATATGGCGTTTGATGTATTAAAATTCGTTTGATTAATTAAATTACATTGGGATAATGAACGTAAATTTGTATATATTGATTTTAGATAGTCGGGGTTCGAATCCTTGATTGATCTATTGGCATATCCTATCGGGAAAATAAACATAAGGAGTGCCTATCAAGCCGAGCGCAGAGTTGTAACGAACTAAAGCGAACGGCTTTTTTGTTGCTGACTTTTAGGATAAGTGACCGGAGCTCATAACTCTAGTTGGAAGTTCGAATCTTCCCAGCAGCGCTATAACTTGAAAGGAGGTGGCGTTACTTGAAATGGCAAGAGGACAGTACAAGAAGTGGTTAGAAACTGAAAATTTATTATTACTGCAAGGCTGGAAACGTGATGGTCTGACTGATGAACAAATCGCTCATAATATTGGAATTAGACGTGAGACGTTGTATGACTGGATAAAGAAATACCCTAACATATCCAACGCCTTAAAAATGGGAAAAGAGCAGGCTAACTTTATCATTGAGAATGCACTGTTCAAAAAAGCTAAGAGTGGGCACGTCACCGCACAGATATTTTGGCTCAAAAATAATTGGCGTGATAAGTATAACGATAGTCAGTTATCGGTTGAAGAAAGAGAGTTGCTTAAGCATCGTATTAAAGACTCTGAACTTGATACAAAAATCAAGGAAGCTAAACTTAAGATCTTACAAAACGGTGACGGTAGTGCAGAAGATCACTTATTAGAATTGATCGAAACGATTGAAAGCGAGGATGAACGGGAACATGGCACTGAATGATGTACTGACAAAGAAACAGCGTGAAGTGTTACATGCTTATCGCACTAAAGAATTTCGTTTTCTAATCAATTCGGGTTCTGTTCGTTCAGGCAAGACGTATATTGACAATTATTTGTTCTTGCTTGAGTTGTATAGAGTCAGAAAGCTGGCAAAACAGCTGAGAGATTCAAATCCTAAATATATTCTTGCTGGTGTATCGTCAGGTACGATCTATACGAATATCATTTCAGAGCTTGGCAATCAGTTTAGGATAGCGCCTAAGACTGATAGATTTGGGCATTATCACTTGTTAGGCGTTGAGATCGTGCCAGCATATACTGGTTCTATCCGTGGTATGGCCTCTATCCGTGGTATGACCAGTTATGGTGCTTACGTTAACGAAGCTTCATTAGCTGATCAAAACGTATTCCAAGAGATAAATAACCGCTGTTCACGACCAGGAGCACATATTATTTGTGATACTAACCCAGACCATCCCGAGCATTGGTTAAAGACACAGTATATCGATAAAGAAAATGATAGTGGCAAGACGTTGTACTTTAATTTTAAGCTTGAAGAAAATACAACACTTGATCAAAGCTATATCGAAGGTCTTAAGGCGACCACACCAACGGGGATGTTTTACGATCGTTCTATCTTGGGTTTATGGGTATCAGGTCAAGGGCTTGTTTATCCCGAGTTTGATAGACGTACAATGACAATAAACAGGCAACAAGCGTTCGATGAAACATACGAGCGCTTTTTTGTTGGAGTTGACTGGGGCTTTAACCATAAGACTGTTTTTACTGTTATGGGATATAGAGATGGTCAATATACGCTAATGGAAGAGCATGCTGCTAGTTATGAGCAGATCGCTTATTGGGTAGATGTGGCAAAGGATATTAAGGAGCGTTTTGGGAACATCCCTTTTTATTGTGATACTGCCAATCCTGAACATATTTATGATCTGAGTCAAGCAGGCATTCGAGCAATGAACGCTAATAAAAATGTCTTGAATGGTATCGAGTATGTAGCTGGAGCAATGCATAACGACAAATTTAGAGTCGTCTATGATGATTGTCCACAGTTTCGCAAAGAGATCTATAACTATGCTTGGAACGAAAAGACGGGTGATGTCATCAAGAAAGATGATGACTGTATGGACAGCATGCGTTACGCAATGTATAACGATTATCTGGACCACTTAGAAGAAAGCATGTCAGTTGAAGAGCTGGCTAGATTGAAGAGGTTTATGTAATGGATAAAGTAAGTGAATTTGAATATGGTTTGGGGAGCAATGCTAATAAAAATAGCTTGTTCCCTTTTTCTGTAAATAGCAATATTCATTATCGAGTCAACTCTTTAGATGACTTGACAGATAATAATTATGAGACGCTAACACAGATGATACTGCACTTCATCACTAATCAAGTGCCACGATTAGAAGTTTTAGATGGTTATTCTAAAGGACGTAATGCAGGTATCTTTAGTGGCGATCGCCGTTTGGATAAAAATAAAGCGGATCATCGGATCGCACATAATTTTGGTAAGTTGATCGCGCAATTTGTGGCGGGATATACGACTAGTGTACCACTGTCATATAATTTGCCAGATGATAACAAGTTGAATGATAAGCTACTAGAGTTCAATAAAGCAAACGATATAGTGACCTTGGATAACGAGTTGATGTATGACGTTGCGAAGTTTGGACGTGCTTACGATATCCAATATAAGAATGATGACGGCAACAAGATCAAACAAGCAAATGTGTTTGAAACGTTTGTGATCTATGACACGACTATCGAACGCAGGCCGGTAGCAGCAGTAAGGATCGTCGAAGCTGGTTTCAGTAAAGATAGCGTGAAATCATATCAGACGATCTTGTATACCGATAAAAACATCGTTTATTTTAAGCCAAGCACGTTTAAAAATGCTGCCTTACAGGAAGATCACACCGATGGTCATTTCTATAATGGTGTGCCGATCGTTGAGTATCAAAGCAACAAATATCGCACGTCGTGGTATGAAGATGTATTGCCGTTGATCGATGCTTACGACCAAGTGGAAAGTGATACGAGCAACTATATGACTGACGTTATCAATTCATTGTTAGTCATCAATGGTGATTTTTCGACTGCTAATACTAACGTAAATGAGTTGATAAAGCAGATACAGCAATATGGTATTTTAGGTCTTCAAAGTGGTATCGATCGCAATGGTAATGCTACAAGTCTTGACGCTAAATATATCAGCCCTGAATTTGATAGTGCTGCTAGTGAGAGTTACAAAGAGCGTATTCGCAAAGATATTTTTAACATCAGCAATATTCCAGATATGACTGATCAAAACTTTGCTGGCAATACAACGGGCGTGGCTATGCGGTATAAGATCTTTGGCTTTGAACAAGCTATCGGGCAAACGATCAACGCTTTTAAACGTTCGATTGCTAATCGTTGCGAATTGTTGTTCAACTTAGAAAGTAATCTATCTGTTTCTAAGAAAGAGCATTCTAATGTGTTAGTAGATTACACACCTAATCTGCCTTATGCGGTCAGTGAAGAAGTAACGATGTTGATAGATGCAGGCGTGCCTATCTCACGTAAGACTTTATACGATTTAACACACTTTACCACGGCTGAAACAGAAGAAAGCAATCTCAAAGCAGAAGAAGAGCAACTACAAAGCTCTGACAAGCTATCAGAGAGCTTTAAACAGGCTAACAATGTAAATAGATTAGACGATAAAGAAGTGCGCTCAAATACGACTAAAGAAAGCAAAAACGGTGATGTAGATGGATAGCAAGGATTACTGGCTCAAACGTGAGCAGGAACATGCTAAAGAATTACGTAAAGTCGTATCGGGTAAGACCGATGAGATCATGAAAGAGTATCATAAAGCTTTAAATGATATTGAAGCTGATATTAACCGTAACTTTCTACGCTATGCTAAAAACGGTAAAATGACAATGGCGGAAGCTATGAAACTTGCCGATAAAATGGATGTTGAACGTTTTGCTGATAAAGCTAAGCAGTATGTGCAAAATATGGATACCTCACCGCAAGCTAATGCTGATTTGAAGTTGTACAACTTGAAGATGCGAGTAAGTCGCTTGCAACTGTTAAAAATGGAGCTCAACCTTGAGATCGATAATTTGACAGGTAAGCTGAATGATGAAGCTTATAAGCATTTACACAAAGTTGCCTTAGATGAATATCGACGCCAAGCAGGTATCTTAGGACAGTCACTTAGATTTGATGATAAGAAAGTAAAAAGCTTAGTCAATGCGTCATATAAGCTTGGTAATGGCTATGTGACGTTTAGCAATAACGTGTGGCATAACACAGAAGCTTTAAAATCTAAGCTAGGAAGTGTGCTAAACAGTGCGATCTTACAAGGCAAGAATCCTAACCAATATATCTCTGAATTTAAGAAAATATTTGACGCTCAGTCGTATCAGGTTGGGCGTCTTTTGATTACTGAGACAGCTAGAGTACAAGGTGATGTTCAGCTAGATAGCTATAAACAAGGTGTTATCGAATGGTACGATATTAGCTTTGAAAGTGGTGCGTGTCGTATTTGTCGTCGTGCTGCATCTGGTGGGCCATATCGGCATGATAGAGCTGTTGTAGGGTATAACATGTACCCGTTTCATCCTAATTGCTTATGTTCGATAATGCCGGCTGAGATAATGAGTGAGAAAGAACGTCACGCCTTGAATAGATACATTAGTTCTGAATCATATACTCTAAATAATATGCTTAGATATTATCCAGACATGCTGACCGATGATCAAAAAGAAATGGTAAGATACCTTGATGCTGCACTGGATAAATTACCAAAATATAGTGGTAGATTACAGCGCGACTATTTCTTTGAAACTGCTGATGACCTTAGGAGCTTTGCAAAGAATTTCAAAATTGGAGAAATTTTTTCAGACAATGCTTATCTTTCAACTTCTAAAATACACTACGGCGAAAATCAGGAGCAATTACACTTTGAAATATTGAATAGCAAGACAGGGAGAGATGTTTCAAAGTATAATGAGAACGAACAGGAAGTATTGTTCAAGAGAGATACACCATTTAGGATACTTAGAATATATTACAACGATAAAGGTATTCCTACCGTAGATTTGGAGGAAATAATCGATGATAAAGAAGATAGATAAACATTCGAGGTTATACGGTACAAGTGGGCAATTAAAATTTTGGAATAATGTCAAACGACCACAAACAAAAGAAGAAAAGGAATGGGTTGAAGGCACTGTAAAATGGTTTGCTGAGAATCATGGTGATAAAAAGAAAGATAAGAAATGATATTTTGTCTTTTTGCGATCGCAGACGTTAAAGAACGATCGTTAAAAAATAAAACTGTATATGGATGACTAGATGCGCGTGCTTGGAAGCTTTGCTTGTGAGTGGGCGCTTTTATTATGTCTAGATCGTGTGTATGTGGTTAGGAGGAAAACCAATGAATACTGAAGAAGTATTAGATACAACAGCAACTGAAGAGGAACAAGCAAAGCCATATAAAACATTTGAGTCGCAATCTGATTTGGATAGCTATACGGATAAGCGAGTAGCTAAAGCTTTAGAAACGGCACGTTCTAAATGGAATGATGAGCTTGATACCAAGTTAAAAGAGCGTGAAGACGAAGCTAAGCGCCTTGCCAGCATGAATGCTAAAGATCGTGCTGAAGCTAAGCTAAAGAGTCGTGAAGAGGCTTTAAAGCAACGTGAGCATGAACTAAACATGAAAGCATATCGTATCGAAGCACAAAAGCAATTAGAAGAGCAGAAACTACCTGCAGATCTTGTTGATTTGGTATTGACTGATGACGCTGAAAAGACGCACAGCAATATTCGCAAACTTGCTGAGTCAGTTGATATGTTGGTCAAAGCACGAGTCGAAGAGCTATCTAAAACGGATAGTCCAAAGGAAAGTGCAGGTTTTAAGACTAGTGACAATTCAATGAATGATATTGCTAGCTTTGCACAAACCAATAGATTAATTAAATAGAGGAGGGCTTACAATGCCACAAACATTTGATCCAAATAACGTAACACTTTTACAAAAACGAGATGGGAGTATCCCAGAAAAACATGCGATCTTGACGATCCAAGAGATCATGCAAAATTCAAAAGTCATGCAACTTGGTAAGTATGAAGCTATGGATGGCTTAGAAAAGAAGTTCGATGTCTTCGTTAAAGGTGGCGGGGCTTATTGGGTAGATGAAACTCAAAAGATCCCAACGGCCAAGAGCGAATGGAAGACAGTCGAAATGCGAGCTAAGAAATTGGCTGTTATCTTGCCTGTATCTGATGAATACCTCAAATGGGGTATGAGCAATTTCTTTGAATTCATGAAACCTAAAATCGCTGAAGCTTTTTATAAGAAATTTGATGAAGCTGTTTTGTTAGGTAAGAACAACCCGTTCAAGCAATCGTTGGCACGTTCGATCGCTACTGCTGGTACAAACATCACTGGTTCGATCGATTATGATACTATCTTAGATCTTGAAGATAAGTTATATGACAATAATATTGAGCCAAATGCCTTTATTTCCAAAGTGCAAAACCATTCAGCCTTACGCAAAGCGGTCAAGACTGAAAACGGTGTGGCAACATCATTATATGATCGGGCCAATGGAACAATCGACGGGATCACGACCGTAAATCTAAAGTCAGATGAACTTCCTAAAGGATCTTTAATCGCTGGGGACTTTAATTATTTATATTACGGTATTCCAGCAGGCTTAGAGTACTCTGTATCTGACCAAGCACAATTATCTACGTTGACTAACGAAGACGGCACACCTATCAACTTGTTTGAACAAGGTATGAAAGCTTTACGTGTAACAATGCACGTAGCTGCTTTAGTAGTCAAAGATGAAGCATTTGCAGGATTGAATATGACAACAGACGATAACGTCTTTGAAACCATGCCAGGCCATGATACGAATTCCTCTGATCCAGATGCAGTAAAGAACACAAAGAAAGCTAAAGCCAAAGCTAGCGAGTAGGTGATCTAATTGTCAGAAGGAACAATGAAAGTGGTAAACACGGTCAAGCTTCTGGCAGGGATCACAGATAATGAACAAGACGATGTCATCTTAGCTCTAGAAGAGATGACACGTAATCAGCTTTCAATGATGGTTGATGAGACCTCAGTACCACCACCATTGGAAGCCGTAGTATTACCTGTGACGCTTGCCAGATTTAACCGTCTTGGTAATGAAGGGATGCAGTCTTATAGCCAAGAAGGAGAAAGTATCACTTATCCTGCAAGCGATTTTGATGAGTATACGAACGTGATCGAGCGTTACAATTCTGAAAAAAATTCAGAAAAAAAGCGTGGGAAGATCGTATTTTTTACTGAAGATAAGGCTGGTGCTTAAGATGCGTTTTAACAAAAGAGCTTCTTTCAAAAAGAATGATCTTGAAGGTGAGATCTTACCTGTTAACTTAACATCGATGGGAGCACAACAACAGCAATTAGTATTCGGTGATGTAAAACAAGAGCGTGTGATCGCTCGCTTTCAACGACCTGTGAGCGTTAGAACGGGCTATTTTATTGTTGATGATAAATCATATCAGATAACGTTAAACATTAGCTCAGAGCGTCGCACAGCGTTATATGGAGTTGAGTATCGTGGCAGGTTATAAAGTTGAGCTAAAAGGGACGGATGAACTTGTTAAAGCTCTGATGTCTAATAAAAAAATGACTCAAGTAAAAGAACTGGTAAAAGGTTCAACGGTCAATATTGCACGTCAAAGTCAACAGCTTGTACCTGTTGGCTGGGGACGCAGATATCCAGCTAAGACAAAAGCGCCAAATGGTTATCGTGGTGGTACGTTAAAACGTAGTATGACGCAAACTATCGGTAATGGCGGTCTGGAAGGCAAGGTCATGTACGATACAGCTTATGCAGCTTATCAAGAGTATGGACACGTAAACTGCCTGCTCGCCACTATCTCAAGAAACCTTTTGAGAGCGAAAAAGAAGTGTTTATCTCGAAAATGAAAGGGTTGGTTAAATGATGGACCCATATCAAGAAATTTTTGAGAAGGTCATAGAATTATCAAATGAATCAGGATATGCGACTTTTGACTATTTACCAGATGAAAGTCAAGCATATCCTTTTGTTTATGTCGGTTATCAACAAAATATCGATAGGATCACTAAGACTCGATTTTTAGGTAAAACGCATATTCAACTTGATGTGTATGCGGAGCATGATCGACGTTTTGAAGTGTCAAGGATCTTGAATGATCTGCTAAATGTGATCCAACACAACAGACGAACTGAGCACTATAACTATACTGTTGTAAACAGTGAAAGTCAGTTGATGGGAGATAATACGACAGATATTCCGTTGATCCATGGAATCTTAGAGTTAGAAATTCAATACAGTTAACAGGAGTGTGACTAAACATGGCAGAAAATATTAAAACATTACATGGGAAAGATACATTTCTCTTTGTTCGCAAGTTAAAAGATGCTAAGACGAGCGAAGGTAAGTTGATCCCATTTCAAACGTCGTTAAGTTTTGGACCTAGTCGGGACTCAGATACGACACAAACTAAATCAGGTCCAGTAACAACTGCAGGTGGTATCGAAACAGATCTAAGTGTGGAGTTTATCAATAACACATCTGCGATCGTAGATGCTTTACAAGATAGTTTGTTTGATGGTGACAAGTTAGAGTTTTGGATCATTTATACAGGGCGAAAGAACGCACAAGGACAGTATTTCTCATTTTATGGTCGTGCGATCGTGTCAGAAGATAGCAACGATAACGATGCGGATGATCTATCAACTCGTGAAGTGTCATTTGGCGTTGATGGTACACCAAAACGAGGGTGGACCACATTGCCACAATCTGCTCAAGAAGCTATCGAATATGTTTACCGTGGCTTAGAAGCTTTAGGCGATAAAGAAACTACTGGTACAGCTTGGAAAGATGCTGATGCTGGAATCAATTCGGAGGAATAAAAGATGATCTTAAAAATTAATGAAAAAGATGTTGAATTAAAATTTGGTATTCGTTTTGTGCGTGAACTTGATAAAGTTGGTGGTGTTGATACTGGTAACTTCAACATGGGAATGGCGTTGACTAAAGCTATTCCAGCGTTACAAGCATATGACCCTGTGGCGTTGAGCAATGTTATCTATGCTGCGTCTTATGGCAACACTCCCCGTCCAGGTATGACGGAAGTTGATGATTTTTTAGATGGCTATGCGAAGATCGAAAAATTATTTGATGATGTCACAAAAGAAATGATGAAAGCTAATGCTGTAAAAGTTGCAGCAAAAAACCTAAAAGCCTAGATAACCAATCTGGAGATCAACAATATCATGAGATAATGTTAAACTCATTGGCTTATCTAGGTTTTTCTGATATTAGAAAAATCGAAGATATGACATTTGCCGAGTACAATTTGCGGATCGAAGCGCATCAACTCAAGCAGATCAAAGAACAAGAAAAGTTGGCTTTGTTAGCGTGGTTTAATCAATCGGTTCAAGCTACGACAGGCAACGCTAAGCATCCTAAACCGAAATATCGAAAGTTTACTGATTTCTTTGATAGTTTAGAGATGATAGATGAATTACGTGATGAATTTGAATTGGATTATCAACCACGCACACAAAAGGTCAAAGATAAAAAACGTCGTGATCTGATCAATGCTAGATTAGCAGAATTTGAAATGATGAGGAGGGGAAGTCATGGCGCAGAGTTATAGTGTTACTGCTGTTTTAAGTGCTGTTGATCGTGGCTTTTCTTCTACAATGGATAAGGCTGCAACAGCAACAAAGTCGTTAGGTAGTACAGTTCAAGAAAAGATGAGCGGTATCGGAAAAGCTGTAACAATTGCGGGTGCTGCAACTACTGCAATGGGTGTTAGTGCTTTAAAGAGTTATGGATCTTTTAAACAATCATTAAACCAAGCAGCAGTCATTGCAGGTGGTACGGCTAAAGATATTGATGGTTTGGCTGATGTAGCTAACAGAATGGGTGCAGAATTGCCGCTAAGTGCGCAAGATGCTGCAGACGCTATGGTGGCTATGGCTCGTGATGGTGCTTCTATTGGTACGATCAAGAAAGAATTTCCTGCGATTGCTAAGGCTGCAACTGCTGCTGGAGCAGATCTTCAAACAACCGCCTCTGTTGTTCAACAATCGATGAACATTTGGGGAGATAGCTTAAAGTCACCAGAGCAAGCAGCGGGCATTTTGGTTTCAACTGCTAATATGTCCAACGCTTCGATTGAAAGTATGCAACAAGCTCTTGCTACAATGGGACCAACGGCAACCATGACTGGCATGGACATGCAGACTGTTGCTACAGCTATTGGTTTATTGACTAATAAAGGTTTTAGTGCAGCACAAGCATCTGATGACTTGAATCATGCAATTCTGCAAATGGCAGCTCCATCAAAAGTTGCTAAGGGTGCAATGGAAGACCTGGGTATTTCTTATCGTGATGCCGAAGGAAATATGAAGCCATTTCCACAGATTTTATCTGAAGTAGCGGAGAAAACAGATGGCTTAGGCAAGGCACAAAAAGATGCAGCATTAAAAGCATTATTTGGGACTGCTGGTATGAAAGCTATCTTGCCATTATTAGATTCGGTTAAGGATAAGACAGGCAATACTGCTACGAGTTGGGATGCTTTCACTAAGGCAATGGATGAAGCCGCAGGAACAACTGAAAAAGCAAATAAAACACTTAACAAACAAGCTGTTGAAATGCAGAAAAATGTCGGTTCAAAGATTGAGCAATTAGGTGGTAACTGGGAATCTTTGCGTAATAAAGCAATGGATTCGCAGAGCAAGGTTACAGGTTCTATGCTTGATATGGCTAATACTGCTTTAGATTGGGCTGGGAAAACTGATTCATCTACTGCTAAAGTTATACGTGGTTTTATAGGTCTTAGTCCTGCTATTGGACCAGCCATGACGGCTGTTGGTGGTTTCTTAACTAATGCGCAAAAAATTGGTAGTGCATTGGGCGGTGGTATTAGAGCAATCAAATTATTTGGTAGTGGCGTAGGAAGTTTTATCAACGTTTCAAGAGCCTTAATCGGAATTGCAAAAGGATCGCAATCAGCATTATTAGCATTACAAATGCTAGCCAAAACGTCAATTATCGCCAAAACAGCATTATTCGCATACAATGCTGCAGTAAAAATAGCGACAGTTGTACAAGCTGCGTTTAATGCTGTTATGGCGTTGAATCCGTTTATCTTGATAGGTGTGGCGATAGCTGCTGTTATCGCTGCATTAGTGTTGTTTTTTACAAAAACTAAGTTAGGTCAACAGATTTGGCAAGGTTTTGTTAGCTGGCTGTCTAATGCTTGGAATACTTTGAAAGAATTAGCCTCAGCGGTTTGGAACGCTATAGCTGAAATAATTTCTAGTGTTGTTGAAAAGATCAAACCTATTTGGAATACAATTGTAGAATTTTTTTCAAATCTTTGGAACACGGTCGTTAATATAGCAACAAACACTTGGGATTCATTTATTGCGGGCGTTGCACCAATCATAGAAAGTCTTAAAAATCTCTGGAATTCATTAGTTGAGTTCTTTTCAGCGCTATGGCAACAGATAATTACTGTTGCAACGCCAATGTGGAATATTTTAGTTATTGTGATTACAACAGTCTGGGAACAGATAAAAATGGTGGTACAGGCGGCAATCACGATTTTATCGTCAGTAATTCAAGCTGGGTTAAGTGTTATTCAGGTTATTTGGAGTGCTATTTGGAATGTTATAGTTGCTTTATTGGCAACTATTTGGGATCAAGCGAAGATTATTATTCAAACTGCTATATCTGTGATTTCAACGATAATTCAGACGGCGATGTCTCTTATTTCGACAATCTGGAGTGCGATTTGGAATACTATTGTAAATATCGTTTCGACTGTTTGGAACATAATATCAACAGTGGTTTCCACTGCTATCAATGTCGTTGCTAATATTATTAAAGCAGTGACTGCAGCTATAAAAGGTGATTGGTCTGGTGTATGGCAAGCAATTAAAAATATTGTTTCGACAATCTGGAACGGTATAAAATCTGTTGTAACAATAGCTATTAATGGTGTTTCTACTGCGATCAGCATTACTTTAAACGTTATAAAATCTATTTGGTCTGCAATTTGGAATTCTGTTAAAAATGTTACAATTAGTATTTGGAACGGTATTAAGGCGTTGATTTCAACAACGTTAAACGGCATCAGTTCGATTGTTTCAAGTGTTATGAATGGTATTAAAAGCGTCACTTTAAGTATTATGAATGGCATTAGAAATGTATTTTCAACTGGATGGAACACTGTTTCAAAGGTTACCGGCGAGGGTATCAATCGAGCATATAAAGCTGTTAAAAATATAGCAGGTAATATGTTAAGTGCAGGACGTGACTTTGTCATGGGGTTTGTAAAAGGTATTACTGGTGCGATTGGGTCAGCTGTTAATGCAGCGGCTAATATGGCTAAAAAAGCTTTGAATGCTGCTAAAAGTGCATTGGGTATTCACTCACCATCACGTGTTATGCGTGATGAAGTTGGTAAATGGGTGCCAGCTGGTCTTGCAGTAGGTATCATGAATAATTTATCTGATATTGAAAATGCAAGCGATAAAATGGCACAAGCATCAATGTTTAGTATTCCACCGGTTAATACGCATGACTTTGTTAATTCGATTGCAGCGATGAATGGTCAATTAACTGGTAGTGTCAGTGGTGATTTGACACATGAACTGTCGATCAATCAGCAATCTGCTTACATCAATGTTTCACTTGGTGGCACTGATTATGGCGCATTTGTTGAGGATATTAGTCGTGAACAAGGATCACAAGCTAGTTTGACTCGTAACTATAAATTCTAAACAAAAAGGAGGAATTAATCATGTACGATTTTAGAGATTTACAACCACGGGCAGAACCTAGCCCATCTTTGCCACTTGAAGCAATCTGTTATGCGGGTAAGTGGCTAGATCGTGAAATTCCAGAATTCGAGACTTTAGTTGTAGAAGGTCGAGCTGGTTTTGAACGTCAAATAAACGCTCCTGATCGCGTTGGAGATGGTAGCCTATATCTTAACTCACGTATCAAGGAACGAAAAATCACAGTTACTTTTAGATTGCTATGTAATACGATTGAACGATATAACAAATCACTAGCTAAGTTAAATCAATTAACGTATGCTACTAATGTTGAAGTTAAGTTTGCTGATGAACAGGATTATCACTATATCGGAACGATTGAAAGTATCAGTTTAGATAAGCCATTATTTAGTACGACTGGAAAAATCGAGATCGTTTGCGCTGATCCATACAAGTACAGCACAGCTAAAACAATTAATTTTACTGGGACATCGATAAACGTCTTAGATATTGAACTTAGCTATCCTCAAACACCAAAGCTCATTGAATTCACACCAAATGAAGCTATTTCTAAGTTTGAAATGCGAACAAATGATTCTAAAGTATTTACCTTCAATGAATCGATTGGGGCAGGAACCAAATTAACGATCGATTTTACAAAATTGACGGTTAAGCTCAATACTGTTCAACATTTGATGGGTTTGAAACTATCATCTAATTTTAGTGATTTCTATATTCGAAATGGTACAGTAATCACACTCAATGCTAGAGGATATTTTAAAATGATTTACGAGGTGAAACGCTTATGATTATGTATTTATTGGATAAACAGCAAAATATCATCAAAGCGATTTCTGATGGGATCATCGAAGCGAAGATGACAGAAGAAATCAACGCAGCGGATAAATTGTCGTTTAGCTTAGTTCAAAATCAGCGTTTAACAAGTAATATCTATTTTGTATGCATTCCTGCAACTCGCGGGGATGCTTTTTTGATGTTTAAAATTATCTCTGAAAGTGTCAAAGATGACTGCATTGAATACACATGTATTGAGTCTGCTTATGATGAACTAAAAAGTTATGCGTATATCAAAGATGTTAGACCACAAGATAAAACGGCTAGTGAAATGTTGCGAATTGCTTTGGATGGGACGCGTTGGGAAGTTGGACATAGTGAAGAAACGGTACGTAAGAGAACGAATTTTTACTATATTTCAACACTGGAAGCTATCCAAAAAGTTGTGGAACTATTTAAGATCGAACTAACATTTACAGTTGTTATTGATCCGATCACAAATAGAATTGTCAGACGGCAAGTTAATTTGTACAGTCAACAAGGAGAACGTACAGGCAAGCGTTTTGAATACGGTTCTAACTTACTTAGCGTTACTCGAGAAGAATCTAGCGAGGACCTCGTTACAGCGCTTGTAGGACGTGGGAAAGGCGAACAGCTAGACGATGGTAATGATGATACGGTTGATGGCTATGGTCGACGTATTATGTTTACTGACGTTGTCTGGAGTAAAGCTAATGGCAATCCTACTGATAAACCAGCAGGTCAAGAATACGTTGAAGATAAAGAAGCTACTAAACTTTACGGTTTTGATGATGGAAAACCAAGAATCGGAATCGCTGTTTTTGAAGATATTGAAGATGTTACACAGCTTATAAATGCAACGTGGGCAGCATTACAGGTGGCTAAGCGTCCGAAAGTGTCTTTTAAAGCTAGTGCCTTAGATATTGGTGATCTTAGTCTAGGTGATACAGTTGCGATCATCAGACATGAGCTAAATATTGAATACTTCACCCGTGTTTATAAGGTAGAGCACGATTTACTAGACAAAAATAATAACGTGATCGAGTTAGGTGATGATTTTAGCGAAAAGAGTCTAACGAGCTATGTGGCGTCGGTCAAGCAAGCTCAAGAAGAAACATCAAGAGTTGCTAATATCGCTCTGACATCTGCCAATGGCAAAAATAAAAACTTTTATTCGAATGTTAAACCCACGACTGCAGCTGAAGGAGACAACCTTTTTCTTGATCTAGGCAATGGTGAGACAGAGTATTACGTTTGGCGTAATGGTAACTGGGAACTCATTTTAAGTACAGCAGAGATCAAAGTAACACAAAAAGAAGTTGATAAAGCGCTCGAAGATATTGAAGATGTAAGGTTAAAAGCTAACGAAGCGTACAACTCAGCTAAAAGTGCGCATTCAACCTCTAATTCGATTTATGCGTCGTTTATGGATATGCAAAACAGCTTATCTACGCAATTAACTGAAATCGATACGAGAGCACAGCTAGGCGTACAGAATGCTTTGGATAACGTAACAAAGCTTGCTAAAAATTATGATGATTTTACGAGAGCTGTTAATGGGCGAATCGATTTATCTGCTTCTGAATCAGCTAAAAGGATTGCAGAGGTATCTGCAAGCACTAAAGAATTATCAGATAGGGCCAAGCAACAGCAAAAAGCGATCGCAGATCTAACTACGAGTGTTGATGGTGTTAGAAGTCAGTATGCGACTTTGGATGGACGTGTTAGTCAATTCAGCGCTGGCATTGATGGATTAGACGCCCAATTAAGAGATGCTAAAGGTCAGTTAGCAGCAATTAAAGTAACTGCTGATGGCACTGCGACTAATCTTGCTAATGCACAAGGAGATATTGCCAATGTAAGAGAAAAAGCTAATTTACTTGAACAGCAAATGCTAGGTAAGGTCGGTAATGACGTCTTTGAGAGTTTTCGATCAAGTACGGCACAAGCGCTAAATAGTAAGTTAACTGCTAGCGATCTTAATGGATATGCTAGATCATCAGAAGTTGAACAAACAGCAAATGGCTTAAGAGCAAGTATCATTAGCGTAGATGGTAAGATCGATAACTTGAAATTGGGTGGTCGTAATTATCTACAAGGGTCGTTAGATTTTACTTGGCCGACAGGTATTGGTCAAAATAACGTCACTCCTACGTTTGATACACAAGGCGATACTAAGATCATGCATCTAAGTAGTCAATATGCTGGTGGTGTGTATACCAAATGGGGTGGAGCATTTCCAAATGGAGAACTACAAGTTGGCGACGATTATACGTTATCATTTGATGCTAAAGGATCAGGCGTATTTAAAACTGTGAAAAACGAAAGCGAGGCTGGCGACGGATCTTTATCTGGAACTAGTCTTACTTCAAACTGGAAACGATATAGCGTATCTGGAAAGATCAATAGTCTTAACAAAGCATATGTCATCTATTTTAACGGTGGATATGATGCGAACATTAAACGTGTGAAGATAGAAAAAGGTAATAAACCTACTGACTACACACAAGCACCAGAAGATATTGAGAGCAAATTTAACAGTGTAAATAATACGCTCAAAGCTTACAAAACAGACTTTGATTTATTCAAAGATGGGATGAGTTTACGGGTAGCTGAGATCGATCGTGTAAACACTCGAATTAATGATCTAAATATTCAAAACCTTGTCTATAATTCTGAATTTTCTAATAATGCTGAAGCTTGGACTTTGTTTGGTATTGAAAATGGTAGGACAATTCTTTTTGCGAATAACGAGTGGGACGCTTACAAAGGTTCAACAGGTTTGGCCTTTAGAAATACTATTGGTGGTTATTACAACTTATCAGCAACAAGTAAATCGATCAGAGTAACTCAATATGACAAACTATCTGCAAGTGTTTGGATGCATGTAACGGACAACATTACCAACGGAAACTGCAAAGCAAGAATGGAAATTGTATTTTTCAGAGAAGAGTCTACGGGATACTTAAGTAGCTCAAATCAAGCTACGCAAGAGGTTAGAAACATCAGTAATGGGCATCAGCAGTTGCTGTATTGTAACGATGTTAGCTTACCGGACGGGACAAAATATGTTGCAATGCGTTTAATCACTAACGGAGTAGGAAATGTGATTTTTAACCAACCTATGATGTCATTTAGTAGTTCATATGTTCCATATACGCAAAATACAGGGCTATTAGAAACATTGCCAGGAAGGTATTCAGCTATTAATGTTAGAGTTGATAGTATCAATTCGACGGTAGCCAACAAGGCCGATAAATCTTATGTAGATCAGAGAGCTAACGAGATCACGGCTGCTGTGTCTGATAAAGCAAGTTGGGCATATGTCAATCAGAAAGCTAGCGAGATTAGTAGTGTTGTTGCAAATAAAGCCGATGCTTCTTATGTGGATCAAAAAGCAAATCAATGGCAACTTATGCTACAAAATATGCATATCGGCGGTACTAACTTACTCAAGGGAACCTCTAAGGAATTTAAATTCATCAGTGCACCAACAACAGGATTGATAGAAGGAATTCGCTATGACACTTCCAGATCGCTTGATAAAAACCGTTATACTTTGTCATTTGAAGCAAAGGCGTTATTTAGTGGTCAAAAAATGGCATGTTATTTATGGCATGGAGATCTTGGAGGAGATAATAGGGTTAGGGGCGTTATTGAATCAAATGGCGTCGAAAGAGATAATTCGGTAGATGGTTATTGGGAAGTTACCTTAACTTCCAGTTGGAAAAAATACTATATCACTTATAAGCTAGATCCTGACGATAAGCGTAAAAGTGTCATTATCGGAAGACGTTTTGCAGATTCATCTCCAAAACCTGCAGGTTATGTATATGTGCGTTGTGTGAAATTAGAAGAAGGAACAAAAGCGACTGACTGGTCACCTGATCCAGAGGACACAACCGTTGCAATCACTGCTGTAAAAAATGAGCTAGATACTGCGATAAATTTGCGAGTACAGAAGGATGAGTTACTATCACAGATCAACATGCAAGCCAACCGTACGTTGATTCAGTCGAAGAAGATCTATCTTGATGCTGATTCGGTTGCTTTTAGTGGTCGAGCATTTATTCCAAGTGCTGCGATCACTGATTTAAATGCAGATAAAATTACAACGGGTACACTCAATGCCGCCAACGTCAACATTATTAACCTAAATGTTTCTAAATTAACTGGTGATAGGACAGAGTTTGTGAGATCGTTTTGGCGTAGTGCTTACGGAAGTTATGTGAATATAGATTATAGTGGTATGCGTGTTACTTACGGAAATACTACAACTCAGTTTTACGATCACGGGATGTTAATACAGGCAGTCGGTGAAAAAATCGGTGGGATTGGATGGCAAGGCATGCAAGGAATGCCAAGCAATTACCAAGGCTTATTGTTCTGGTTAGATGGTGGCGGTGATTATATGGCTTGGGCAGCTAGGGATAATGGAAATTATAGTATGAATCCACAGATTAAGATGAGTTGGTATAGAAATGAATGGAGACCTAATAGTGCTAATTCAGGATTCAATTTCTATGATCCAGTTACGTTTAGCGAACCGATTACATTACGCAATGTGGTATATCCTAGTGGAAATCCTAGTGATGGGATGGCTATTAGATTTTTCACTGTAAACTACAATGGGCATAGCTATCCTACAATTGGATCGAAAAGTATGAAAGCAGGGATAATGATTGGCGATTGGGATTTATTCTTGCTCTTCAATAATAAAGTATATCCTTTACAAGGTTGGAAGGTTCCGACAAATCTTGATCAAGGACGTGTAGCAAGATACCTAGATATTGAATACTAGAAACTAATGGAGGTTTATCATGAATACAGTAACATTTAAAAATAGTGAATTAGTACACATTTCTAATTTGTTGACTAGTCTTAAATTAAGCGGTAAAGCAAGCCGTGGGCGTTCTAAGTTGGTTAAATTACTGGCGAAAAAAGAACAAGAATATAATGACGATTTTAATGAGATTCGTAAGCCACACATTTTATTAGATGATAGTGGGCAACCAATTATTCAAGATGACAAAGTTCAATTTAAAACTAAAGAAGATCGCCTTCAGGTAAATATCGAACTTGAAGAGTTGTCCAATGAACAAGCAGTGATTGATATTACTGAGTATAAAGAAAAATTAGATGCTCTATATCAAGCGTTGGATAGCTATCCTTATGAATTAGAACGAATGGACGCTATGGCTTATGATACTTTGATGGATCAGTTAGAAGAAAGTATGGAGGACAAATAATATGATTAAAAAAAGAAAAAACACTCAATTTAACGGGGCAATCATTGATCAATGATACTGATGTAGTACGTTTCGATGCTCGATTGTCGTCAAATGGTGGTACTACAACAATCAACACGTACATTAATAATCAAGAACTTTATGAAAAAAATCGGCGTGAAGTACGTAAAGATATGAATGATTTTCGTCAATATGTATTTGATCAAGAAGACGAGCTGTTTGATGATGTGAAAACAGATGAATCAGATACAACGACCACAGAATAATTCATGGTGCTGGGCGGGAGCGGTGGAGAAAGGATATAACCATGATCGAAAATTTAAAAAAGAATCGTTTTTGGTTTATTAAAGCACTAGAGACATATTCTCTAGCGCTTTATTTTATTGTAAAACGAAGTGCAGGCACTTTTGACTGGATTCATAGTCCATTAGCTGTGCTTGATGATCCGCCATTTATTTTTTTATTGGCGTGTGTTGGAACTGTTGCACTAGTTTATGCGCTCTGGAATGTTAAACATTTGTACTATAAACAAATTATGACTGGAACACTGACTTTTGTTTGGTTAGTGTTCTTTTTGTCGTTTGTTTTGGCTGATATTTTTATTGGCAGAATTCTTAGTTTTCCAGCAATTTATGCTTTCTTTGTGTTATCTGGCATAGTAGCTGAAGTTCTAGTGAAAGGGTGAGGTGATGAGTGATCAAGTTTTAGTTGCGATTGTGAGTGCCTTGGGCTCTGCTTTAGTCGCATGGATCACGGCACACGAGAACAATAGGCAAAAAATGGATAAGCTCGAAAAGAAAAGTGAGTTAGAGAAGCTACGGGAGGAAAACACTCGCTTAAAAGAAGAATTAGAAAGGAAGAATTGTGATGAAAGTAGCAAATGATGTAATTGATTGGTTGATCTCAAGTGGTGCTTTAGTAAGCTTTATTGCTTTTGCTTGGGCTTATGTAAAGCCTTGGCTTGAAGCTAAAGTGAAAACTAATGAAGCTAAACAATCAGCTTTAGCTTGGGAATTATTAGAAAAAGTTGCTACAACCGCAGTAGAATCATTAGTCAGCCAAAATTTGGACGGTAAGACCAAATTTGATCTAGCAACTAAAAATGTCCAAATGGCTATGCAATCAGCAGGATTTAAAGTTAATGATGAAGCTGCACAAACAGCAGTACAATCAGCTTACGAAAAGTCAGAATTAACACCAACAGTAGAAATCAAGGAGGACAAATAACATGGTTAATTTAGTAGCAGACGTTTCATCTCACCAACCAGATACGCTAGCGTTTTTCCAAGCAATGAAAAACGCAGGCGTTAAAGCGGTAATTGTCAAGATCACGCAAGGTTCTAATCCGGGGGATGCTTATGTTAACCCTAAGGCACGTAATCAAATCAAATATGCTCGTCAAGTAGGTTTGCTAGTCCATGCTTATCATTATGCTAAATTTCATGGTGTGGCAGATGCTAAAGCAGAAGCAGCGTGGTTTGTAAAAAATGCTCGTGATCATGGTATTGGACCAGAAAGTGTAATGGCACTTGATGTGGAAGATGAAGTGCATAAGTATGATGTAACTGAAGATAGCAATGCGTTCTTACAGTACGTTAAAGATGCCGGCTATCCTAACGTTGACTTCTATACAGGAGCAAGTTGGATTTGGACTAAACGTGTCGATCGTAACCGATTGATTGCCAAAAATTTATGGATCGCATCTTATGGTGTAAGTCAACCAGGTGTCGATAATGTAGGTACTTGGCAGTTTAGTAGTACTTATCAAATCGGAGGAGTTGGTATCGATATGAGCTATGATTTTAGCGGTTTTTACACTAATGCTAAAGTTACAGCTAACTCATCTAGCGTTATCAATACACCTGCACCACAACCAATCGCAGTGCCTGACAAGTGGGTCGACACGCTTGGTGCTACTTGGCACAAAGAAGATGGAACATTCACGTCTAATACAGTAATCAACTTGCGCTGGGGTGCTACATTGCAATCTAGTAAGTTAGCTGAACTTCCTGCAGGTAGTGAAGTCAAATATGATGCATACTCAATCAGTAATGGGTTTGTATGGATCAGACAACCACGAGGCAATGGGCAGTATGCTTATTTGGCAACAGGACGTGCATATGATGGTAAACGTCTTGATAGTTGGGGTTCATTCAAATAACGGAGGTACTTATGAGAAGAGTATCTATTAATGATCAGATCCAGAAAGCTCGTGATACTAGCCGTATTTACGAGCTTTCTTTATTTGATGATAAAACTGCTGTTAAATTGACTGATGAAGATGATGTGATCGTTAAGATCGGAAATCGTATCGGATATTTAGCAGATATTGAATGTGACGTAAAGAATGGATCAGTGCTACTTGATAGTACAAAACTTGCAGAATTCCCAGCTGATAAGTATCGGTTAGAAATTTGGATCGAAAAGGAAGATCGAAAGTATATCTATCCTGATAAAGATCAGATTTTGTTAACTTTGACTGATAATTTAATGGATGTTAAAGGTGATTTAGTCAATACGATCACGATTGAACAGATTCGAAAAGAGCTCGCCGAAAGTGGTGGTACTAGCATCCCTGTTGCTGGTAAAGATGGCAAGGATGGTGCTCAAGGACCTAAGGGTGATAAGGGTGATCCCGGCCCTGCTGGTGAACGTGGACCCGCTGGAAACGATGGCCAAAATGGGCATGACGGCAAAGATGGAAAGTCAGCCTATCAAATTTGGTTAGATCTTGGAAATACAGGATCAGAGCATGACTTTATTGACAGCCTAAAACCTAAGCCAGATGAAGACAACAAGGGTGAAGTGCGACATGCACCGACTGCGTGGACGTTAGATCGTAGCATTACGCCTTGGACGATCCGGTTTGATAACGGTTGTGGATTACAGTTTCCAGAGTATGCTACAACGGCTACTGTTTATGGCTATGGCTTTGCTGGCAATTTAAATGCTACTGATTTTGTAACTTGGCCACTCATTCCAAACGTGATCAGTGCATCACGAGGAACGCTTACACTTGAAAAATTTAAATCTAAATCAGGTATGTTTGATTATTGGTCACCACGAACAAAAGTGCTCAACCCGTTGCAAGACGCAAGTAAGTACGATTGGACTAATGCTTTTGGTGATGCTGGTACAAATAGCGGTTCGTATGGTCGTAAGCCAGTTTACGCCCGCGTGATGTACGAATTAGGCATTTGGTCTGATGATGATGTGTTGAGTATTGGAGCTGTTAGGAAGGAAGGATAACATGGCAATCTATTATATGTATGATGCAGTGACGAAAGAATATATTGGTGAGGTGCAAGCGCCAAACCAACCGGAGTACTCGACAGAGCTACCGCCAACTAGAACTTTAAATAATGAAGTTTATCATTTAGCAAATCCTAAATGGGATGGCATTAAGTGGACTGGAGACAACAAAGACTTAGATTTATTGAAGGCGATCGAAGATCTATCTATTCAAGTAGCGCAAAATACAGAATTGCTTTTAGCTTTAACTGGAGGTGATGAAGAAGATGTATAA